GCCGGAGGAGCCTGCGATGATCACCCTGCCCCTGGCCAAGGCCTTCGACGAGAGCAAGCACAAGCGCGACGACGACGGCCGCTTCGCGCCGAAAGGGGGTGCGGACGGTGCGGACGCAAATCCCCGGAGGTTCGGCGGGGCGAACGGTGCCCCATCCTTCCGCTTCGCCAGCCTGCGCGAGTTGTCGCCCGGGCCGGAACGCCGGTCCTATACCCGCGGCGAGGCGTGGCAGCGGATGGGCGCGAAGCTGTCCGGCCTGCCCGTCGCCTATACCGGCAGCCGGGAGAAGGAGAAGCCGGTCGGCTCCTTCCTGGAACGCAAGGTGGTGGAGCAGATCCCCAAGGGGGTGACGGTCGAGCAGCACCAGGCGCTGTTCCGCCAGCTGAAGGACATCGTGCGGGGCGACCGCGGCGCGGCGATCGAGCGGGCCGGGCTGATGTTCCGCTCGCAGCCCACCCTGGCGCAGCAGCGTGACAAACGCCTGCCGCAGCCGAAGTTCCGGGTGAAGAACCAGAGCCCGCTGGATACCCCGCTGGTGCCGGCGGGAACGACGCGCGGTGCGCTGAACGCGGCCTACAACCATGCCGCCCTGGCCGCGCTGCACGACCACGGCATCATCGATGCCAGCCAGTTCCGCATGGACGATACGCTGAAGGCGGAGATGAAGCCGCTGGAGCCCTACATGCGGTTCATCCGCCGCCGCCTGGGCGCGCAGTTCCACGAGAAGGCCAAGGGCAGCTGGAAGCCCTACCGCGACGAGTTCGGCGTCACCTTCGCCGACATGCGGCGCAACAAGATCACCGGCGAGGTCCGCCGGCGCACGCGTCCGCTGCAGGAGCTGGTGAAGCGCGACCCGCGCCAGGCCTGCCTGATGGAGCAGCACGACATGGCGTGCCGGATCATCGCGGCCTGCACCGGCAAGGATCCGCGCGGGTCTGTCCGGAATGAGGTGCCGGAATATGTACGCCGGACCTTGCCGCTGGCGCAGCACATCCTCGAGACCATCGGGACGGGAGGGAAGGTGTGACCCAGGTCCTGTCGCGAAAGATCGTCCTTCTGGCCGGGGAGCCGATCCACTACTGCCCGGGGTGCGAGACCACGCATCGGTTCAACGTCAACGCGCCCAATCCGTACACGGGTGCGCGCTGGACCTGGGACGGGAATGCGGAGCAGCCCACGTTCAGCCCATCAATGGTGGTGCGCATCCCCTGGTCAAAGGACGAGGAGCCGCAGCCTGATGAGGTGTGCCACTACTTCCTCCGCAACGGGAAGATCGAGTTCCTCGGCGACTGCACCCACGCCTTGAAGGGGCAGACCGTCGATTTGCCGGACCTCTCCGACTGGTATCTGCAGGGAGGGGAGGGATGAAGCTCCTCTCCCGCCGTCTGCTGAAGACCGAGCACGGCAACATCGCCCACTGGTGCCCAGCCTGTTCGCAGCTGCACATCTTCACCATCACCGGCCCGAACCCGTGGACCTGGAACGGCAAGGCCGATGAGCCGACCCTGAACCCGTCGATGAAGGCGGAATACTGGCTCGGCCTCGAGCAGAAGGTGACCTGCCACTACTTCCTGCACGCGGGGAAGATCCGCTTCTGCGCCGACAGCACCCACGCCATGGCCAACCAGGTGGTGGACCTGCCCGACATTCCGCCCGAATGGCTGCCGGACCCGGCATGAGCCTGGAAAAGCGCACGCCCGGTGCCCCGCTCACCGACGCCGAGCTGGAGCAGCGGCGCGAGGCGGCGCGCGCGCGGTGGAAGAACCACCAGGCCGATATCGCCACCACCGGTGCCGTCGCCGGCGCCGCGGCCGGGGCTGGCACCCTGGGCGTGGCCCGCCGCTTCCTGTTCGGCCGCACCAAACAGGCGGGCGAGCCGTTCCGTGCCCAGCTCCGCACCTCGGAGCAGCGCATCGCCCGCCAGGGCAGGACGGCGACGCAGTTGGCCGAGGGAGGCACGCGCGGCACCCGGCTGATCGGCACCGCGACGCGCACCCTGCGCAGCATGGCCAACCGGACGGGCAAGGAGCTGCGCGCCCACATGGCGGAGTTCTCCGAGCCCTACGAGGTCGAGGGCGAGACGGTGCACGCCAGCCTCGATCCTGAGGGCGAACGCCATCTGCGCCAGCGCCAGGCGGGCCTGCGTGCCCAGGCCGACGATCTGGCGGCGAACGCGCGGCCCGCGAAGCGTGTGCGGGTGGATGCCAGCGTGGCGGTGCCGAAGGTCAAGGAGTTCGAGCGTACCCGTCGTGGCGCGCCGAAAGTGGCCTGGCCGGGCGGCAAGTCGGCGAACCTGACCCGTCAGGGCCTGGAAGAGATGTTCGCCGCCGGCGAGACGATGCTGGGCGCCCGCTCCATGAAGGAGCTGGAGCAGATCGCCCGGGGTATCAGCACCCAGGAGATGCGCCGGCACGTCTTCCAGAGCGAAGGCCTGCCCGTCCCCAGGCTGATCCGCCCGCGTGTGACGGAGACGGTCCGCAACGCGCTGCGCGTCACTCCCGCCCATACCCGAATGGTGGACGAGGGATATCCGACCCGTGGCGCCCGCCAGAAGCTCGCCGGCGAGATCCGCGCCGATATCGGTCACCGCACCCGCGTCTTCGCCGACATCGAGCGCCAGAAGGTGCAGGCGGCCCGCCAGGCGGTGAAGCCGGCCATGGCGGTCCCGTTCAAGCTGCTGGCGGTGCTGCGCGGCAAGCCGGCGCGCCTGGGCGCCATCCTGGGCGGCGCGGCCCTGGGCGGCGGGCTGGCGTGGCATTTCGCGCGGCGCCGGGCCGAGAAGGCGGTGGCCGCGTCGGAGCTTGTCAAGAAAAATACGCCGCAAGAATTCGGGAATTTTCGACCGAACGTTCTGGCCAAGGCTGCGCCCGACGACCTGGTTGGCGTCGCCGCCGAGATCTACGAAGCCGGCACCGGCGTCGAGGAATCGCTGGCCAGCCGCATCGCCGGCGTGTTCCGCGACTGGAAGACCCTCAGCCCGCTCGAGATGGAAGTGCGCCGCGGGGCGCTGCGCGAGGCCTTCGCCGAGGACCTTGCCGGTGCTCTCTCGCCCCTTGATGCCGCCGCCCGGGGCGGGGCCGGCACGCCGGTGCCCACCACCTTCACCGACGACGCGGGCACGCCACGCACCATCTCCTTCACCTTCGACGCCCGCTCCCCCTGGGTGACGCAGGCGATCGAGGGGCACCGCCTGAAGCTCGCTGGCCAGCTCGCCGACGAGCAGCTGCAGACGATCCGCAGCGTGCTGCTCTACCAGGCCCGCAGCGGCGCCTCCCCAGATGCCACGGCCCGCCTGCTGCGCCAGACCATCGGCCTGACCCCGAACCAGGCCGGACACGTCGTCACCTACCGCGCCGCGCTGGAAGGTCTGGACCCGAACGCCCTGAACCGGGCCCTGCGCGACAAGCGGTTCGACGGCCCCCTCAAGCGCGCGATCGCCGACGGGACGGCGCTGGAGCCGGAGCGGATCGACCGCATGGTGGATGCCTACCACCGCCGCTACCTCGCCTACCGCGCCCTCACCATCGCTCGCACCGAGGGGCTGCGCGCCGCGAACACGGGGCACATGGCCGCCATCGATGAGGCCCTGCAGGAGCAGCCCGGCTTCACCGTGATCAAGACCTGGATCGCCACCGATGACGAGCGGACCCGGGACGATCACCGCGAGCTGAACGGCAAGGCGGTGGTGGGGCTGCACACCCGGTTCCAGACCGCGAGCGGGGATTTCATCCGCTGGCCGCACGATGACGAGGCGCCGGCGCGGCAGGTGGTGCGCTGCCGCTGCACGTTCTCCACCCACCTGGTGGAGCGGGGAACCGCGGCGCGCTTTGGTACCAGTCTGGTAGCCGACAACCCCGAAGAGATGGAGATGGCGTGATGATCAAGCTTCCGCTGGCAAAGGCTGTGGGTCGTGGGCAGAAGCTGGCGAAGAGCGGCTTCCTCGCTGGGATCAGCAATTCGGCATGGCATCCGCTGAACCCGCTGGCCTACGAGTCTGGGCGTCGGCAGCAGCGTGTCACTGAGGGGAAGAAGGTGGGTGCGGTGCGCCGCACGCTGGCCACCATCGGGGACATCGGCGATATGGCGAACAACACCGTCGTCGGTGGAGTTGTTGGTGCAGCGATCGGCAGGGCGATTGGGGGGCGGGGTAGGGAGCGCGCGGCCCTGGCATTCCTGGGTGCTGGCCATGGGGCCGCAATCGGCGCGGTTTACGGCGCCGCGCGGCACATTCGCCGCGGCCGCGAGCGTCAAGCAGCATACGCGCGGGCGGCGGAGGCCATGACAGCCCGCTTAATTGCGATTTCGGGGTTCTGAACTTCCTTAATGCGCTCATATCCCACCCTCGCCAGCCACCGCTTAAATGGTTCCGCGCGAGGGGAGCGAATGGATTGAATAATGCGGAATAGCGTCTCCGGGTTTGCAGCATCGGTCGGATACTGCTTCCCATCTTTACCGGGCATATTCAGTTTTACGATTTCGTCGTATAACTCAGAAAACCCTTCCTTTTCAACCATTTGCCGCTTTATGTCTGACCAGAGGCGGTTCGCGTTGGTGGTTTCCGTCAAACTCCCGACCACATCTACAATGGAAAACCACCATTCACTTTCATGGAACACTCGACGGATTTTTGTTCCCTTGAACGGAACGTCGTCGGTCTCTCCATCTCGGATGGTAAGGCTCCCCTCCCCATCACCAGCAGCGGCTTCCACCTCTTCTTTGGTCACCTTCGCAAACCGCTCAAGGGCTTCCTCAAACGGAATGTCCAGACCGAATTTTTCGCCGGGCTTCTGTGGCTTATCGCTCATGATATCAAGGCCCTGTATGTCAGGCGGCCCGTAGCGTCCGCCATTAGCTGGTTAACCCGCTCGCCTTCGTCTGCGAGGCGCGGGGAGGCGGATTGTTCTGTTTACCCCTCTTCCAGGCCCGCCCGCTTTCCTACCACGACCATAGCGCCGGGAACCAGTGGCACGCCTGATTGCCCCGTCACGAACCGGTGGGGCTTTCGGCATGAACTTCATCATCCCGCTTGCGAAGATCGACGAGGAAAAGCGCCTGATCATCGGGCGGGCGGCGCAGGAAACCCCTGACAACGCCCGCGAGATCATGGACTACGCGACCGCGAAGCCAGCCTTCGAGAAGTGGTCGAAGTCCTTCGAGGACGCCAGCGGCGGCCTGTCCAAGGGCAACCTTCGCGTCATGCACACCAAGACGGTGGCCGGCAAGCTCGTTGATCTCGCCTTCGACGATGCCGCCATGGCCATCGATGTCGTCGCCAAGGTGGTGGACGAGAACGAGTGGCAGAAGTGCCTCCAGGGCGTCTACACCGGCTTCTCCGTCGGCGGCTCCTACCTGAAGAAGTGGAAGGACGGCGACCTCACCCGGTACACGCCGCACGTCACCGAACTCTCCCTGGTCGACAACCCCTGCATCCCCACGGCCCGGTTCGCCGAGCTGCAGAAGGCGGATGGCGTGGTCGAGCAGCTCCGCCTGGTGGGCCATATCCCCACCTTCGCTGAAGCCTGGAAGGCGCGCCCGGTCCAGCCGCCGACTTTCGGCACGCTCTGGAAGGCCCGCCCGCGCACCTTCTCGCAGATGCGAGATGGCGCATGAGCCGACCGCGCGCGCGCTTTTCGGCCGAGCTGATCGCCGACCTGAAGAAGCGGGTCGCCGATCATGCCGCCTGGGTGGCCCTGGGCGACGGCCGGCCGACCACCCGGCTGCAGGCTTTGAAGGACCAGTATGAGCGCCACTATCGCGGCGCCAACCCGCACCAGCGCGCCCTGGCCAAGGTGGACGAGCACCTGGCGGGGCTGCGCAAGGTGGCCGAGGACAATTTCGAGGAGCACGAGCACCCGCGCGACGAGAACGGGCGCTTCACGGATAAGGGGGCAGGCGCCTCCACCCCTCCGCCATCCCCGCCGATGCCGCGCACCCGAAACGAGCACAAGAAGCTGCAGGAGGAGAACGCCGGCTACGAGGCCGCCACCTCTACCGCCCTGGTATCCGACCGATATCGCGCCGCCGGCGAGTCGATCCGCACGCTTGGCACCTATGGAGCCGGCGTCGCCGCGGCTGCCTCCCTCGCGCGCACCCGCGCGCCAGGCAAGACAGGCTTTGTGCGTCGCGGCACGGGCAAGCTCGGCGAGCAGATTGGCCGCGTCTCCGCCGCCCTCCTGGTTGGTGTGCCGGTGCATGGCGCCCGGACGGTGGCCAACAAGGGAGTCACGCTCGCGGGCAAGGTCGCCGGTCGCAACTGGAATGGCATCAGCCCCGAGGCGGCGCGGCGCGTCGTCAGCGGGGCGGTAAGCGGCGGCGGGAAGGCGGGCCGTTTCATCGGGGACAAGGGCATCGCCGCGGTGGAAAGCGCGATGCGCAACCTGGCGCGCGCCGCCGAGGAAAGCGCCAAGCATCCGCCCACCGGCAAGGTCGGCCGTGCCCTGGCCGCCGCCGGCCTGACCAGCGGGAAGGTGCGTCGCCTTGCGGCAATCGCCGTCCCCGGCCTGCTGATCGGCGCCAAGATCAACCAGTCCGTGAAGGGAAGCTGGCTCGACCCCGAGGTGCATGGGCGCTCCATCGACCCGTTCACCTATCGCGTGGTGCGCAAGGGCGAAGGTCTCGACGAGAAGACCCAGGCGCTGCTGAAGGTCGCACTCGCCGGCGGCAGCTACGAGGAGATGCAGAAGGCGGTGCGCCTGCGCGCCCTGGGCGCGGTCGGCCAGTCCATCGCGGGTGCCGCCGGCGCGATCGGCGGCGCGCTGCTCGGTGGCGGGGCAGCCTATGGCGCGAGCCGCGCGGTCGGCGCGATCGGCAGCGGCAAGAAGGGCAACCCGTACCGGGATGAGGACGGCAAGTTCACCTCGAAGGATCGCGCGGTGCACACCGTCGGCGCCGGTGCTGCTGCCGGCGCGCTGATCGGTGGCGCGGCCGCGGTGATGGCGGCGCGGCGCGGCAACATGGCGGGCCTGGCCCGGGCGATTTCCGACCGGATCGGATCGAAGTTCCAGATCCGCACCTCGCAGGTCATGTCGGGCAAGGGATACGGCAAATCCGCCCAGCTGCTGTCGCGGAAGGAGAAGATCGTCGAGGACCTGGTGGCCGGCAACAAGGTGCCGGACATCAAGGGCGCCGGCGGCGTGCGCGCCATCAAGGATCTACATGAGGCCAAGCGCGCGGCGGACCTGTATGGGGCCTCGTCGCCGCATGCTTTCAAGGAAGCGCTGCGTGCCGATGCCAACAGGCATCTCGCCACCGAGCTGGCGCAGATGGACGATTTCGTGGTGGCGAACGGCAAGACGCTGCGCGAGGTCCGCGCGGCGGAATACTCCCCGCAGCGTCGTGGCAACGTCGCGGCTGCAGCAGCTGCACGCGCCGTCGAAGGCTACGACCTGAAGCAGTTCAAGGCGGCGATCGCGAAGCTGCCGAAGGACAAGCAGGACGATCTGCTGCGGCTGCGTACCGCGCGCGACGACCTGATCGGGCAGGTCGACAAGCAGCTGGGCGAGCACCTGAAGCTGATCGACACGCGGCGTGCCGCGGCGAAGGCGGCCGAGGACGCGACCCAGAAGACGGCGGATGCGCTCGAGCCTCTGAAGACCAGGATGGCGGAGGCGGGCGCAAACCCGCCGGCGGAGCTGAAGGCGGAATTCGACGCGGCGGAGGCGGCGTTCAAGAAGGCCCGCACCGCCGAGACGCGTGCGATCAAGGCGTTCGAAGACCTGAAGACCAAGGGACCGGACATCACCGGGATCTCCGGCAAGCCCATCGCCGCGCCATCCACTGGCGATATGGCGCGTACCAACCTGGACATGGAGCGACGCGCGCGCGACGCGGCCGAGAGTCTGTTCGACACCAACCTCGAGCGTGTGCGTGGGGAGCAGTTGGCGGAGCTGCGCCACTACAAGGCCAGGATGACGGCCGCCGCTGCGGCTGGCGTGGGGCGTGGCTCGGTCCCGCGTGCGGCCCGCGTCGCGCGGAAAGAGCTACTGCTCGCCCAGGGCAAGCTGCGCGTGGCCCGCAACGCGGCGAACGAGGCGACCCTCGCCGGCGCGCCGAAAGAGCAGATTGCTGCGCTGCGGAACAAGGTGATCGCGGCGGCGAACGAGCGCGCCCAGGCAGCGGAGGCGTTCGAGACCGCCATCACCGGCAGCAAAGCCTCGAGAACGATCCTGCCGCCTGGCGTGCGCAAGCAGCTCGACGTGGCGATGCGCGACTATGGCCAGATCCGGGGCGCGGTCAGCCGGCGCGTCGCCGAATTCGCGGCCAAGCCCACCACCAAGAACCTCCTCGACACGCTCGGGACGATGGCGCGGCGCGGCAAGACCGAATTCAAGAGCACGCTGCGCAGCCTGTTCACCGAGCAGCAGGGCGACAAGACGGTGCTCTCGCCCGAGCGGATCATGCGCGCGTGGCCGCTGCTGGCCGGTGCGGGTGGCGCGGCCATGGCCTATGGCGACTGGCTCTACGGCAAGATGACGAAGCCGCCCGGCCAGCGCGCGCGAGAGAAGATGCCGAACAACATGAAGCTGGAGCGGCACACCGACCCGGTGACCGGTGGCGGCTTCGTCGGCGTCTCCATGACCGATCCCGACAACAAGAACGAGCGCGTGTTCCTGTGGGGCCGGCGCTGGGCCCGCGACGGCGCGCCACGCGAGCAGATCTTCGCCGGCGGCCGGGTGTCGGATTTCCGCAACCGGCAGAACCAGAACAGCCAGGGCGGTGGTGGCGGGCAGCAGCAGGGTGGCGACGCGCGCAACCTGCCGAAGGATCTGGCCAAGAAAATCCAGGATGGCTGGGACGACAAGCAGATCGAGGCGGCGAAGCCCGATTTCGATGGCGCGCCGGAGGTGAAGTTCCGCAAGGGGGCTGATGCCGACAGCGCCCGCAACGGCGCCGCCGGCGAGTTCATGAACCACATCCGAAAGGAGATCGGCGGGCAGACGCCGGAGAAGGGCGGCTTCTGGAACACGCTGGGCGACCTGTTCTCGCGCCAGGGCGCCATTCTGAAGCCGGGCCAGATGACAAACCTGATCACTGGCTGGAGCGGCGACGGCATGTTCCGCCAGGGCATGTTTGCCAAGAACGAGGGATTGAAGGGAGGCGATGCCGACGCCGCCACCGAGGCGCTGTCGGACGAAATCTCCCGCATCATGCGCGAGAACGCGCCGCGCGATGACCGCCAGCGCGCCAACCTGCACCGCGCCGTGCACATCGTCGGGATGACGAAGAAGATCCCGGCCGACAGCCTGGCCAGCATCCATGCCTCGATCAAGGGAACCTCGGGCGCCGGCACCGAAGCGCCACGGGCACGCAAGTCCAGCACCTCGCAGTTCGATCTGCCGGAGGGCTGGAAGTCCGACGAGGTGAAGGAGGTGGCGCAAGGGCATGCGCCGCGTGTCGCCAAGGCGCTGGCGATGCACGAGAAGGACGACACCACCGGGCTGGGTATCGCCATCGGCATGCTTGCCCGCAAGGTGCATGCCGATCATCGGCTGGGGATGCGGCATTCCATCAGCGTGGTGGCCGACACGCTGGTCGGGGCTGCGATGGACTCGTCCGCCCTCTCGCGCGGCGCGGCGCGGGATTCGATCCGGGCCGGCGAATACGACGTGTTCTACAACGAGATGGACCGCATCGCGCAGGACCTGGTGGAGAAGCTCCGCCGCGAGGCGAAGAAGGTCACGCCCACCGGTGCGCTACGCAAGAGCGTGCTCGGTTATGCCCGACGAGCCTTCGATGAAACCCGCATCACGCGCCAGCCATCCGGCAGCGATCGCGGCGGGGAGTTCGCCTCGAAGGGTGGCGGCGCGGCCAGCGCCAGCACCCCCAGCCCCCCGAAAGCGGGCGGCAGTAAGATGGGCGGGCCGCAGTCCGAGTTGCCGGTGGGTGGGCAGAAGCCGGTCAAGGAGCGGGCCTTCACCGATCCGCACCGGATGTCCGGCGCGTTCGCGGCCGAGGTCGGTTCTGCCGGTGGTGGCATCGCCGCGTTCAAGCTGGCCGATCGCTACCTGAACGCGCGTGCCGGCCGCCGGGCCGCCGTCTCCGCCCTGGCCGGTGCCGCACCGGCGCGCACCGGCGCGGTGATGCGCCTCGCCACCAGGTTCCTGCCCGCCATGGGCGGCGTGGCCGGCACCGCGGTGCGCCTGGGCGCTTCGATTGCTGGTGCAGCAGCTGGTGGTGCGGTGGCGAATGAGGCGGCGCAGCGGGCCGTGGACGCGGGATATCGCGCGGCCGGCCGGAAGTCGCCGGGCCGATACGAGCCGCCGGCCGCCACGGATTTCGGGCAGATCGCGGCTGAGTTCGTCGGCTCCACCGTGGGTGTGATCGCCGGCGGCGCGGCTGGCGCGGTGGGTGGCCCGGTCGGTTCCTTCGCGGGGGCCACCGCCGGCTCAGTGGCCGGGGCCGAGGTGGGCAAGCAGATCCATCGCTGGTTCACCGGCTACGACAAGAAGGCCTCCAGCAGGATCGGCCGATATTTCGAGGGGCTGCGCTGATGAGTGGAGCGACGTTCGCCGCACCTGCATCGGGAACCAGCGGCCTGCAAGGTTACGACCTCGAGAGGGGGGCGAAAACCCTCCACCCGTCCCCTGGGCCGGGTTGGCTACGCCGTTTGCGGGAAATGGCCGCCCGCAAGCGGAAATCCGGCTCTGGCCAGGCAATGGGAAAGGGTGACATCACCATGGGTAAGGACACGATCATCTCGATGGTCGACACGCTGTCGAAGAGCGTGTCCGGCATCGCTCTGGCGGACACCGCTGATCGGGAAGCGCTGCTGAAGACGACCTTCCAGGAGTTCCAGGATGCGCTCGTCGGCCAGGTCGACGCGGACCTGGGTAAGGCCGTCGAGGAGCAGATCGAGGCGCTGGCCAAGGGCGGCGAGCTGGTCGCGGCTAAGCCGATGTACAAGGGGCTGGGCACCGTCGGCCGGGTGGCGCAGCTGGTCTCCTACGTCGATGAGCGGATCAACGCGATCAAGGAGGGCAAGGACTGGTCGGGCCAGGAGAAGGCCTCCGATCCTGCCTCCGCCACGGTGAACGCGCTCCTGGAAGGCATGCTGAACGCCGGCATGCTGGCGATGAGCGCGGCGGTGAACGAGAAGGTCGCGCCGGCCGAAAAGGCCGAATTCGACGAGATGGGCAAGGCGACCGACCATCTGCCCGCCGGCATGATCCTGATGAAGGTCGCGGTGCCGGGTCTGCCCGAGGACGACGGGGTGATGGTGAAGACCACGCTGCCCGTCGAACTCGCCGAGCGGGCATTGGACCCGGGCATCCTGGCGGACGCCGCCGTATCCCTGGGTGCCGACCTGATGGTGCTGGCCGGCATCGAGAAGGCCGACCTGGACGCCTTCCTGGCCAAGGCCGACGGCGAGGAAATCCCGCCGGGCGAAGTGGAGCCGGGCGGGGGCGAGGAAGGCGAGGATATGGACCCGGTCGAGATGATCGGGCGCCTGGCCGCGGCGATCCTGTTCACCGTCGACCAGATTTCGGGTGGCGGTGAGGAGGAAGTGCCTCCGGGCGAAGGGGAACAGCCTCCGGCTGGTGGCGAGGAGGAGCCTCCCGCGGGTGGTGGTGAGGAAGAGCCGCCGCCGGCGCGCGCCGATGCCCAGCCGAGCGGTGAAGAGAAGCCGCCTGCAGCAGGTGGTGGCGAAGGCGGTGCCGGCGGTGAAGGTGGTGGCGAGGAGGACGAGGAAGCGAAGCGCCGTGCCGAGAAGGCCGCACGCACCGAGGACCTCGTCAAGCGCCTGCACACGGCCGGCGATAGCCTGAAGAAGATGGGCTCTGCGGTGCCCGACTTCTCCGGCGTGACGGTCGCCCTCGTGGCTGATGCCGACGCGCTGGAGAAGGTCGTCACCAACATGGAGGGCACGCTGGAGAAGCTGGCCAAGCAGCCCGAGGAGCCGAAGGCTGTCGTCGGGCCCGGCGCCAAGCTGAATAGCCTGACGAAGGCCGCCGATACCGGTGGCGGCTCCGGCACCTCGGAGGAGGATCTGGAGAAGGAAGCCCGGCGCATCGCCAACCTGCCGCCATTCGAACGGGCCACTGAGATGACCAAGCTGGTGCATGCCGCCGGTGGCGTGCCGATGATGAAGCGCGTCAACGAGCTGACGAAGACCGCCTGAATTTCTGCTTGACAGGGAAACCGGGGAAGCCCGGTCTCCCTGTCCAACGACATCTACGCCGATGAAACACATTATTGTGTGAGGCGTAGCGGGCTCGGGATTGTTGCCGGGATGGGCCGACCGGTTGGCTCCTTGGGAAACCAGGGGGTTGGCCCTCCATCCGCCGCCGGGCCACGGCTTTCGAACACATGAAAGTGTGGGGAAGCCATGAACGCTCCTCTAAACCCCGAAACCCTCGCCCTGCTCAAGGCGGCGCTGGCAAACGGCCAGGATCTGGCCAAGGCCACGTTCTCCCAGCCGGGTACCGCAACCACGGGCCTCCAGACCTATGACCTGGAAGCCCCGGCCAAGAACCTCTATCCGGTGCTGACGCCGCTGCGGAACATGATCCCGCGCGTCTCCGGCCGTGGCGGTATCCAGGCCAATTGGCGTTCCGTGACCGCAATTAATTCGACCCCCGTGCCGCAGGGCATCAGCGAGGGTCGTCGTGGCGGTCTGATGAACGTCACGGTGGTCGAGCGCCTCGCCTCCTATCGCACGCTCGGCCAGGAATCGAACGTCACGTTCGAAGCCGAGCTGGCCGGCGAAGGCTTCGACGACATCAAGGCCCGCGCCGTGATGTCGCTGCTGCAGGCGCAGATGATCGACGAGGAAAAGATCATCCTCGGCGGCAACAGCTCCACCGCGCTCGGCACCACGCCGACCCCGTCCGTCTCCATCGTCACCACCGGCGGCGCGCTGGCGGACTCGACCGCGCATCGCGTGATCTGCGTGGCGCTGACCTACGACGGCTACATGCTGAACGCCTCGGCCTCCAGCCTGACCCAGACCTATTCGCGGTCGAACCAGGATGGCACCACCGAGACGGTGAACGGCGGCACCGCGATCAAATCGTCCGCCGGCACCGCCACCACGGGCTCGTCCAGCAACGCGTCGTCTCTCGTCGCGACCGTCACCGCGGTGCAGGGCGCCTACGCCTATGCCTGGTATGTCGGCACCTCCGCCGGCACCGAGCGTTTCGCCGCCGTCACCACGGTGAACACCTACACGCACACCACCGCGGTGCCGTCTTCGACGCAGCTCGCAACCGCCCTGGCCGCCACCGACTACAGCAAGAACACGCTGATCCATGACGGCCTGCTCGGTTTCATCGCCGACTCTTCGATGAGCCCCTACTTCCGCTCGCTGAACGGTTCCGGCCTGACCGGCGACGGCGCTTCCGGCATCGTCGAATGGGACGTCGCGCTGAAGAGCTTCTGGGACAATCTTCGTCTGTCCCCGGACCTCATCATCGTTGGTTCGCAGGAAGCAACGAACATCCGCAAGAAGATCCTGGGCGGCGGCACCTCGGCGACCACGGCGCGCTTCACCTTCATGATGCAGCAGGGCCAGATGGTCGGCGGTGGCATGGCGAAGGGCTACCTGAACCCGTACGCGATGAGCGGCGGGCCGCAGGAAATCCCGATCATGCTGCATCCGAACATGCCGCCGGGCACGGTTCTGTTCCTGACGTCACAGCTTCCGTATCAGATGAACAACATCCAGAACGTGATGCAGATCCGGGCACGTCGGGATTATCACCAGATCGAATGGCCTTTGAAAACAAGGGCTTACGAGTATGGTGTCTATTCTGACCAGGTCCTGCAGCATTACTTCATTCCGTCGATGGGCGTGATCACGAACATCGGCAACAGCTGATCCTACCGCCTGCAACGGGGGCCGGGAAACCGGCCCCCATTCGCAATCTTCTCCCATTCGAAATTTCAAGGGAACTGCCACCATGAAATTCCGCCTCCCCCCGAATACGTCGTGCGTCGGTGTCGATGGACACGAGTTCTTCGCCGACGAAAACGGCATCATCGATGCGACCGGACATTCCGGCTCCACGATGGAAAAGCTGATGCTGATGAAGGCCGAGCCGCTCGCGCCAGTCCCCGCCAATCTCGCCGAGATCAAGGCCACCGCCGCGGTGAGCGGCGCGATCTGGCCCGGTGTGATCCGCTTCAAGGCGCCACATAACGTCTCCTGCGTCTCCGTCGGCGCCGCCGAATTCCAGGTTGACGAGGATGGCATCGTCGCCGTCGAGAATTGCCCGCATGAAACCGCGCGGCTCCTGGAGGAGCATTGCAAGTGCACGCTGGTCGCTCCCATCGAGGTGCAGATGCGCCAGCAGGAGACGGCGCAGAAGCGCGACGTCCGCGAAGGGCTGAAGACCTTCCTGCGCGACATCCTGAAGAAGGCCAGCATCAGCTTTGACGGCCGCGCCACGGTGGAACACCTGCAGGATCTGGCGAAGGCCAACAACCTGCCGACCGAGATGCCGGCCTAGGCGGCGTAACGCATGGCCGATTACGTCACGATCGAACAGGCCCGCGATTTCCTGCGCCCCGAGGACGAGGCGCAGGATGACGCGCTGCAGGCCTGCGTGACGGCCGCCACCAAGGCGTGCATCGGCTACATGAACCGCGATCTCACCAGCGCGGAAGAGACCGAAACCCGCAACGGCCTGAACGGCCCCGCGCTCCCGCTCCGGCGCTTCCCGATCACCGCCATCGCCAGCATCACCATCGATGACGTGGCGGTCGATGTCTCCGGCTTCCGCTTCAACGACAACATGCTCTACCGGAAGTCGGGCATCATCCCGCGCGGGCAGGCGAACGTCATCGTCACCTACACGGCGGGGCTCGCCGCGATCCCCGAGGATGTCCAGCAGGCGGTGCTCTACACCGCGAAGGCGATCTGGGACGCGCGCCGCACCGATATGAACCTGTCGAGCGAGTCCTACGCGGGCATCGGCTCGGGCGGCTTCTGGCAGGATGGCCCCGGCTCCGTCCCGCCGCAGGCCAAGGTACTGCTCGACGATTACAAAGCCGTCTTCTTCGGATGAGCACGCCCGACACCCTCAACCGCCGGGTCGCCGATGCGCTGGCCAGGCGGGGCAACCAGCGCGTCACGCTGCGCCACCTCACCACGTCCGGCCCGCCGCACCTGCTGCCCAACCCGCCGACCCTGGTCAGCCCGGTGCTGGACGGCGACACCGCCTCCGGCACGTCGACCATCGCAATCCGCGCCGAGGACGCCCGCGGCCGCATGCTCGATGGCGACAAGCTGCGGATCGGCGACATCATCTACCGGATCACCGCCACAGCGAATTCCCGTGCGCTGACCGCCACCGAACCAGGCTTCGATGCGGTCGCCATCACGCCGGGCCTGGTCGCCTCGCTCACCGACGGGGCGGAGATCACCCCGATCTGGTCCGCCGACACCACCGTCACCGCCCTGGTGCAGTCCTATCCCCTCCGCCTGGTGGACGGCACGCGCATCCAGTCGCGCGACCTCATGGTGACGATCGCCGCCTATGGCCTCGAGCAGCCCAGCCTGACCGACCAGATCATCATCGGTGCCGATATCCGCTCCATCATGGGCGTCACCCCAACCTACGCCGGCGATCGCGTGGTGCGCTGGGAGATCCAGGCCAGATGATGGAAGCCTTCGATATCCAGATCGAGCGCTGGGTGCGCAAGGCCCTTGGCCTGAGCCAGCAGGCCATGCTCGCCATCGCCCAGGACGCCCTGGCCCGCGTGCGCGAGCTGACCCCGGTCATCACCGGCAACCTCCGCGCCAACTGGCAGGTCGTGCCGGCCGGCCAGGAGAACGAGCTGGAGCGCGGCCCAGGCACGCCGGCGGGCCGCCTCGATGGGGGCTTGGCGCTGACCCAGTATGCCGCCGACGGCGGCGCGATCGGCTTCAAGATGGGCGACCGCCTGCTCATCATGAACCCGGCGGTCTACGCGCGCCGCGTCGAGTTCGGCTTTGTCGGCCAGGACAGCCGCGGCCGGTTCTACAACCAGCCCGGCCGGGGCATGATGCAGCAGACCATCACCGAGATGCCCCAGATCGCCCAGCGCGCGGTCCAGCGCATCACGCGGGGGGTGGCATGAGCAACCAGGCCGCCATCATCGAGGCGCTGTTCACCCACCTGCAGACCTTCACCGCCGGCGGCGACGTGGTGATCGACGGGCAGCTCTACGAGCCCCAGCAGAACAGGCCCTACCTGTTCGCCACGCTATCCAGCTACGCGCGCAACCCGACGGGGTTCGGCGCCGACTGCGTCTACCAGGAGGCGGGCACCTTCCAGGTCATGGTGAACCGCCCGGCCGGCGAAGGGCCGCTGCCGGCGGCGCAGATGGCTGATGCGCTCACGACGCTGTTCCGGCGCGGCCAGGGGGTTGCGCTGGGAACCGGACCATTCGTCCACTTCGAGAACGTGAGCGCCCAACCGGCGATCACTACTGGCGGCTGGCGGTCGGTGCCCGTTGTCGTCAGTTGGTATTGCACCGACCCATAGCGGGAGGCCTGCCATGACTTTCGCCCGAGGCGTCGCCAAGACGATTGCCATCGCTGAGGAGACGACGCTTGGGGTGCAGTCCGTGGCCTCTGGCCAGAAGCTGCGCCGCGTCTCCGCCGACTTCAACCTCAACATCCAGCCGATCGAGAGCCAGGAAATCCTGCCCAGCCAGCAGGTCCGTGACTACCGGAACGGGCCGCGCCAGGTTGCGGGCAACCTCTCCGGCCAGCTCTCGCCAGCCTCCTACAAGATGATCTTCGAGGGGCTGCTGCGGAAGGAATGGGTCGCCGGCGTCGACGAGACGGGCCTGACCGACACCGCCCTGACCAACACCACGCCCGGCACGTCCAACATCACCCTCGTCTCCACCGGCACGAACTGGCTGACCGCCGGCTTCAAGGTGGGCGATACGGTGCGCATCACCGGCGCGTCCGGGCCGGAGGCGGTGACGAACAACCGCAACCTGCGCGTGGTGAACATCACGGCCAGCCCGCACACCATGACCTTCGCTCCCAATGCCGACGTGGTCGGCTGGGCCTCCGGCGAGACGATCACGGTGGCGGTGGTGGGCAAGAAGCTGTGGGTTCCGGCCACCGGCCAGATCTACAAGTCCTACACCATCGAGCAGTGGTTCTCCGACATCGCCACCTCCGAGCTGTATCTCGGCTGCCGCGCGACGCAGATGTCGCTGAACATCCCGGCCTCCGGATTTGTCACGTTCCAGGCCGGCTTCGTCGGGCTGAACCAGCCCGTGGATGGCAGCTCCGAAGTCTACAGCTCGGCCGCCGCCGCCACCTCGACGATCTCGCTCACCGCGGTGGACGGCAAGCTCACCTACGAGGGTGTCGACCTCGCCTTCGTGACGGGTGTGAACCTGCAGATCGCGCCGGAGATCCAGACCACCCCGGTGGTGGGCTCGAACATCCTGCCGGAAATCTTCATCGGCACGCTGCGTATCCGTGGCTCGCTCACCGCGCTGCTTCAGGACGCCGCCGGCGACACGCTGACCGAGGACTTCCTGAGCGAGAACGACGTCACGCTCACGCTGCACCTGACCACCACGCCGGATGCGGATGCTGATTTCGTGACGATCACCCTGCCGCGCGTGCGCCTGTCCAGTTCGACGAAGTCGGACAGCGACCGAGCGATCATGCGCCAATACAACTTCGTGGCGCTGGAGAAGGTGTCCGGCGCCGGCACCGGCGCGAAGTTCGACGCCACGTCCATCGTTCTGCAGGACAGCCTGGCGTAGCGCGGGACGGCAGTTCTCGCGCCACGCGGCCCCCGCCGTCTCGTTGGGAACAGGGGGTAGGGGTCTCGGCGGGCGGGCCGGGACCCCACCAGCTTATTGGATGGCGGGCCGGATCTGGCCGTCGACGAAGACCCGCCCGTTCACCTCGCGCAGCTTGTGCGAGAACGTGAGCCGGCCAGCATTCGTGATCAGGTCCATGTAGCAGGTCCCGGAAAGCGGCCGGCGCTCGATCACCTCGACGATCCGCACCTGGTTGGCCAGAGCGTAGGACGAATTCTCGAATGTCGAGATCGCGTCCGACCGGCTGGCGCAGTCCGTGTACCCGCCTTCGGCATTCGCCATGCGCACCGAGGAAGGGCCGCTCGGCGCCTGTGAAATCCAGCTCACCACGACCATGAGCGCGACGACGCCGGCGGCGATCGACACCGGGATCTTCCAGCCCGGGCGGCGCGGGGCAGGCGAAGGGGGTGGCGCGGCAGGCGACGCCTGCGTCCAGATGTTCTCGGTGGGATGGGTCATCGTTCCTCCTGCCGCACCATAATGACCGTCCGGCGCGAAATTCAAGGTGATGCCTTGCCGGGGGAACCAGCGGGCCATCGGCTGATGAGGTGACTGAACCCTCACTGCCGGAGGCAACATGACCGAAGAAACCACTGCCGATAAGGCCCCTGTCCAGGTCCTGACGGGCTTCGACCTCGCCTACCTTGACACCCTGACCCTCTCCGAAGCGGGCGTTGAAATGCCCGTGATCCACCCACGCACGAACAAGCAGCTGGTCCGCGCCGACGGCGCCGGGGTCTACATCAAGCTGCTCGGGTCCAATTCCGAGACCTATCGCACCGTCCTCCGCCGCATCGCGCTGCGCCGCACCGAGCTGCAGGCCCGCGGCGCTTCCCTCGATGACGAGCACATGCGCGGGGAGAACGTGGAGGTCCTGGTGGCCTGCACGCGCGACTGGAACTTCGACGTCCTCGACGGCAAGCCGTTCCCCTACTCCGAGGCGAACGCCCGGAAATTCTGGTCCGACCGCCGGTTCGCGCTGATCTTCTCCGCGGCCATCTCCTTCGTGGGGGCGGACGTCAATTTTTTGGCCAGCTGACCCGGCGGCTGCTGGACCATGCCGAACACGAGTTCCAGATGCTCAGGACGGTGCCGGGCAGCGAAGTCTCCCAGCGTGAGGTCTTCGCTGCCTGGTCGCGGGCGCATGGCGGGAAGCGGCACGCGGATGACGTGCCGCCGCCCGAAATGCCGAGCGCCCTGGCCTACCTCATGGACTGGTTCTGGCAGCTGCACCCGGGTCGCCCCGTCACCACGGCGGGGTTCATGCCCATCCCCATGGTCGAGATCGACGCCTGGTCCCGCCTCAACGGGATCCGGCTTCGGTCATGGGAACTGCGCGTCCTTCGCCTGCTCGACGGCACGTTCATCCGGGTAATGGGGGAGAAGTAGGGTGGACATCGCCTCCCTCGGCATCGCCATCGAGAGCAAGGACGCCCAGACCGCGCAGGAGCGGCTGGACCGGCTGCATGGCACCTCAGTCAACGTGGAGCGCTCGAACCGGGCGCTGTCGCTCTCCGCCAACGACCTGAAGACGGCGCTGACCGGCCTCGCCAACCAGGCGCAGCTGAACAACGCCGCCTTCACCCAGACCCAGTCCATGCTGGACGGGATGCTGCTGAAGCTGGAGCAGACCCGGGCGAAGATCTCGGAAAGCACCCTGGCGTTCCAGGAATTCGTGAAGGTGCAGACCCAGGTGGACGCGCTGGGCCGCACCTTCGGCCAGAACTCGGTGGCGATGGAGCAGTTCGAGCGCCAGGCGCGCCAGCTCGGCTTCACCGCCGAGCAGACCGCCTCCGCGATGCAGCGGATCTCCGCCGCGCTGGAGAACCAGACCGCCCTCGGCCGCGAGGCACGCCGCAGCATGCAGGAGCTGGGCATCTCGCTCCAGGGCATGGGCGTCAACGATATCGCCAAGGCGTTCGAGCAGATCACCGACCGCATGCGCAATTTCCGCGACACGGCCGGCCGGTTCCGCGTCGCGCAGGACATCCTGGGTCCGCTGACCCCGGATGCGTTCGGCAAGATCGCCGACCCGCAATACGTGCCGATCGAGACGCGCGAGGCGCGCCAGCGCCAGTCCGAATTCGACCAGCGCGTGGCGGAGTCGGCGCGCGAGGCCGCCTACCGGGCCAGGGACAACCAGCGCGCCCAGCAGCGATACGATGACCTGTCGGGCAGCTACAACGTGAATTCCTACGGGCCGTTTGGCCTGGCGCCACGCCTGTCCACGTCGGATCGTGCTCGCCTCGGCCGCGAGCTGGGGCCGCTGAGCATGTTCAACATCTCGCCGGGTTCCCAGGCCGGGGATCTGGCGGCGATGGAGTGGATGGCGGCGAACCCGAACGATCCGCTCGCGCGCGGCCGGCGCACCTGGTCGCGGACGATCGGCGACGCGTGGCGCGGCACTGGAATCCCCGACTGGTGGCAGTGGCAGTTTAGCGGCGGGTTCGATACCGCCGCAGCCAACATGGACCAGGACATCATCACGCGCGGGATGCAGAACCTGCCGCTGAGCCAGCGCCAGCGGACCCGGCTGACGACGGGCGCCCTGGAGAACATCCCCGGTCCCCTCGGCTTGCTGTCCAGCCTGACCGGGCGGGTCAGCCTGGGCATGGGCGACCGCTACGCCACGCCGCGCCAGGACCTGCGCGAGCGCACCCCGCAGGAAATCGCCGAAATGCTGCTCGGGGAGTTCGGCGACGGCGCGCGTGCCTCGCAGCGCCTGCAGCTATCTCGCCAGATGCTGATGGCCGACGGGGCGCGCCGGGACGACGTGCTGGGCGCCTATCGCGGCGCCTTCGGCGACGAGTGGGGTGCTGACCGGTTCGCCGCGCGCCGCCACGAGATGGGCCTGCTCGACGCTGCGATGCGCACGCCGGGCGGCATGGAAGAGGCGGGCCTTCTGGACCAGCAATGGCTGATGGGCCAGCCGATGGAGCAACGCGGCCTGGCGTCGCGGATGGCCGCGTTCACCCGCTCCGAGCTGGGCGTGCAGATGCCGGGCATGGTGTGGGGCAGGGCCGGCTTCTCGCTCGGCGACCTGATGTCCGGCACGTCCGGTGGCCCGGGCGTGCCGTCGGCGGCGCTGCTTGCGGCCTTCCGTCGCAACGAGGGGATGCGCCAGGGCCAGTCCATCCAGGCGATGACGGAGAGCCAGGGCCAGTTCATGGCCGGCCAGGAGGCGATCCGCAACGCCATCCCTGGTGGTTCTGCTGCGGTGCAGCAGGAAGCCGCCGCGCAGCAGGCGCTGCAGGCCGCGATCGCCGCCAAGCTGTCCGTCGCCGAGCGGGATATCGCCGTCGCGAACGCGCGCGAACGGGCCAGCGCGCAACTCACCACCCAGCTCGAACAGGAAGCCCAGCAGCAGAACCTCCAGCTGCAGGCGCTGGAAGAGCGCGACAGGCGTTTCGGGGGCGCCGGCTCCGACCCCGTCTCCCGCCGCGCCGCCGGCCTGGAGCAGGACATCCGCGACGCGCAGGTGCAGGCGGAGGATAGCGGCCGCGCCGACCCGTCCGGACGGATGCGGTTCCGCTATGGCCGCGAGGCGTCCATCGGCGCGCGCGACATCGTCGCCGCCTCCGAGCAGGAACTGAACATCCAGCGCCGCCTGCTGGCCGTCGCCAACGAGCGCCAGGGCGCGCAGGACAGCCTGCTCCGCTCGATCGAGGTGGAGCGGCAGTTCGAGGAACAGATGGCCAAGGCGCGGGCCTCCGATGACCCGGATCGCCGCGTACGGGAGGTGCAGCGCGCCATCGAGGAGACGAAGCGGCTGCGCGATGAAATCGCCGCGGTGAACCGCGAAGCGGCGATGTTCAAGCTGGGCCAGGACGCCGGCATGGAAGCCGACTTCCAGGATTACATCCGCAGCCTGCCGGCGAACCAGCGCGCGTTCGCCAGGACACCCATCCAGCGCCAGATCTGGGAGCAGCAGCGCGGCTATGGCGGCGCGGCAGCCCCGACCGACCCCGGCATGGGCGCGCTGGAGCCTGGGGCGTATTCGGCGCCGGGCGGGATCGTGCCGACACCGCGCGACATGACCGCGCCACGCGGCATCCGCAACAACAACCCGCTGAACCTCTCGTATCTGCCGAACCAGGGCGCGACCGGCTCGGATGGCCGCTTCGGGGTCTACGCCTCCATGGAGGAGGGGATCGCCGCATCGGTGCGCCAGCTGCTCTGGAACGCGGACCAGCATGGCCTGGGCACCATCGGCCAGCAGATCGGCCGCTGGGCGCCACCGGGAGAGAACAATACCGGGGCCTACGCCGCGCGTGTCGCCTCGGCGGTGGGCATCGGCGTGAACGACCCGCTGAACATCCGCGATCCGCTGGTGCTGCGCCGCATGGTCGGGGCGATGACGGCGGTGGAAAACGGCCGCTCGATCAGCGACGACGTCATCGCGCGTGGGGTCGGCCTGGGCCTCGGTCCGCTCACCCCCGGCCAGACCTTCGCCGCCGGTGAGGATCGCCGGAATGTTGTCGCCGGCCAGAACACCGCGATCAACGATGCGGTGGAGGCATCCAACCGCCTCCTCGACATCGAGCGCCGCTTGGCCGAGGCGCGCGAGGTGAACAACAAGGTTGCCGTCGAGCAGCTCACCACCGAGCGCCAGGTGGTTCAGCAGCAGATCAGCGCCGGTCAATACAGCCCCGAGCAGCGCGCCGCCGCCGCCGGCGCGATCAACCGCGAGCGCATCGCCGGGTTCTACGGCCAGCTCGGCTCCCAGTACGACCAGTCCTACAGCAACATCATGCGCTCCCAGCTGATCATGCAGGGCTATCAGGCGGGCGGGATGCGCGGCGGCATGCAGGCGGAGCAGACCGCCGACCTGCAGATGCAGCTCAACACGATGCAGCAGCGCCGCCAGGTCGCGCAGACCGGCAGCGAGGAAGCGCGCGCGCTCGATGACCTGATCGCCCAGCTGACCAAGGTGATCGCGCTCAGGAAGACCGAGGCCGACGCGGCGCAGCAGCTGAACACGACGCGCGAGATGGCGCGCACCGGCCAGCAGATGGAGCTGATGCAGGCCGATCTCGCCGGCGGGATGTTCTCCTGGGGCCCGTCGCAGAACCGGCGCGTGCTGGAGGCGCAGATCAGCCAGCGCTTCCAGAATGAAGGGGAGAACGACACCACGCGGGCCTGGGCGCAGCAGCAGCGCGACCTGCTGGACCTGAAGACGCAGCTCGAGGACGTGAACGCGGCGCGCCAGACCTTCCAGGGCATGGGGAATGCCGCCTTCGCGGCTTTCCAGCAGATCGCCGTCGGCGGCGCAAAGGCCGACCAGGTTATGAAGCAGCTGCTGCAGACGATCGCCGGCATGGCGGCGCAGCAGTTCATGTTCCGACCGCTCATGAACATGTTCGGCGGTCTCTTCGGAGGCGGAGGCGGCGGTGGTGGTGGGATCGGCGATGGCGGGCAGTGGGACCTTCTCCCAGCCAGCCCGTCCGCCTCCGCAATGGGAAATGTGTTCGTCGGCGGCAACATGATGCGCTTCGCCACCGGCGGCGTCATCGATCGGCCGACCTTCTTCCCGATGGCGAATGGCGGCACCGGCCTCGCCGGCGAAGTAGGCGAGGAAGCCATCATGCCGCTGCGCCGCCTGCCGAACGGCCGCCTGGGTGTCGAGGCTGCTGGAGGTGCTGGCGGGAACGCGGGCACGAACATCCAGATCAACATGCCGATGACGATCCAGGGCAGCGCCATCGGCGAGAACGGGATCAGCCCAGGCGCTCTTGCACAGGTGCGCACCCAGATGGGGCGTGCGGCGCAGGAAATGGTCCGCACCGCGATCGACAAGGAAATGCGTGACGGTGGTCGCCTCTCTGGCGTGAGGAGCAACTGATGGCGCTCGATATCTTCA